TGTATAAAATAACTGAATAGCTTAGATTGTAATTGGCACTTACAAATTGTCTAACAGTTGTCTTTAACTGGTTTATCCTATTACCACTCATTGAACCACTGAAGTCTAGCAAGAGTATAACTGCTGTATCTATTGCATCGACTTCTTGAACTTCTTCGTTTATTTCAATAATGTTTTCTTTTGAAACATAGCTTTTTCCCGGGTTGTATGTAGATGTGACCTTAAGCTTTCTCTTACATTGATTATTAATATTACACTCAAGACCTAGGTCTTCACAAACAAAGCTAGGCTCTTGAGAATCAAAAGTTAAAGCACATTGCTCTAATCTAACGCTTTTACACATTGAATCAATATCATTTGTGCTATTTATTGCAATTCCAACGTCTATACTACATGTATCAAGCAGCTGCTTTTCAAATGCTACATTTAGTGATATTCTGCCGTACTGAATTACAATAAATGAGATAGTAGCTAATGCAGCTGCTAGCAATATTGTTGTTAATGCTGCAAAGCCTTTGCTACGAGCCTTTTTTAAGATATATAAGGTGTCTTGTGCCATTGTAGTTTTTATTTTCTATGTTGTCTATGTTCCAGTAATGATTGCTTTTCTTAATCTGCATATAAAACTCATGCATTAATAAAACGTCAATGTTCACGCCTTGCTGTTTTAAAAGATCTGCAGCTAAAAGATTTGAATTAAACTTTCTGTCTCTACGTATTGCTTTTAACTCTATATACTTATCTTCATCAGGATGATAAAAGTCTGGTGTATATTGTTTATCTCTTCCATCATATTGAACTGTAAACGTTTTATGTTCGTAAACATATGGCTTTTTAATTGCTTCACACCACCTAGCATAGTCAGCTTCTAACGATGACTTAAAAAAGTAGTTATTAGGTAAATCATGTCTAAATCCCATTCTACCATTTGAAGGTATTTCATGCAAGCCGCTGCTTTGTGCTTTGTTTTGACAAGCTTTTCCGCAGTACTTGGTTTCTCTACCTTTAGGCTTTTGATATTCTATTCCGCAATAGTCACATTTAAGATTAACTCTTTCCAGCTTGTTCTTTTTTAAATAACAGACTCTAGAACAGAATGTTTTACCTCTTTTAGACTTAAAATCAGTACCACAAACTTCACACTTTTTAATATCATACTTAGAGCTGGCTTTGTTTTTACACTCTTTTGAACAGTACTTTGAGGATTTAGCTCTTGACAAAGGTTTTTTATACTCTGCTTTACAATTCTCACAGAACAAAGTTACTTGAGTTGATTTTCTTGACATACTTACTCCTTTTTTAGTAAGTATGACTTAGGGTTGGAACCCTGGGTATATTACTTAGGAAAAATCTGTTTTAAATCTATATTTTGGCTTTTTGCGTGATTTAAATGTACTAAAGGATTATAACTATCACATGCATTTTTAATTGACTCCCAAGACTGTTTAATCCCTTCTTTGAGACCTCTAGACTGTGAATGTTTCATACAATCAACAAACTTTTTATTTGATAGTCTATGATTACCAAGATAGTCTGTTTCTGGATGCCATTTAATAACACTTTCTAGACTCGAACCTGATATCTCTTCTATCATACTGATAATCTCTAACGTACTGAAGGGGTTGCAAGCTGTAATATTAAAGTCTTCATTTCTTGTATTTGAATTTATTAGACTTAAAACGTTAGCGCAAAAGTCTTCTACATGCATATAATCCTTAATTTTTTCTGGATTCAAAAACATATCAATATTTTCAATTCCATTCTTAACACCAAACAAAGACTTTGCGATTAAAGAATTCATGTCACCTTCGCCGCCGTAAGCAAATAAAGGCCGAGCTACAAGCCACTCTTTAGCATTGTTTCTCACAATCATTTCACCAGCATACTTTTGAACAGCGTAATCTGTTCTAGGATAAACAGTACTGTTTTCAGTAATGTCTGATTCTTGATATTTATATGTATCATATATAACTGTTGTGCCAAAATATACGTTTAGCAGGCCTGATATATTTGCAGCTTCAGTTATTATTTTTGTGCCTAAAACATTTGTACTGATAGACTCAACCGTATTTAATGCTACAACGTCTGTTCCTACAACTGCTGCATTATGTACAATTACATCTAAGTCCAAGTTATCAAAAAGCTCAACCCATTCATCTATAGAATTGCTGTATACACATACTTCGCTACTTTCTGTATAAATCATTGTCTCGTTAGCATATGCTGAGTTATCTAACGAGATAAACTCATGTCCTTGCTTCATGATTTCAATTGCAAGATTTTTCGCGATAAAACCTTTTTCGCCTGTAATTCCAATTCTCATTAAACTTTTCCTTTATTTGCTTTATTTGCTTTATTTGTTTTAATTGTTTTAAGCACTCTTATGTGCTTTGTTTCAATATTGAAAACATCATTTACTGGTCTATGGGTTCCTCTAAGAGGTGATAGATCGCCTAAAAATGTATATTTAAAAAATTTTCTTAGGCCATGCATGGTTTCTTGTTCATATAGAAACTCTCTATCTAAAACTAGAGCGTTGTATTTATTATTATCAACAAAAAAATGTTTACCATTTATATTGAAGTGTACAATATCTCCTATTTCTAAGCCATTTTCGTAAGAAGAATATTTTGTTTTGTTGTTTTTCATTATAAAAACTTTATTTCAATTTGACTAGATTTGTAAAAAGAAATTCTTATTAACTTTCCGTTTTGATTTAAAAGATGCATAAAAGAAGGTCTAATTTTATCTTTTTCTGAGTAGTACATGTCTAATACCAGACAATTTTCATATTTATTTGGATTATTAATATAATTACTTAAATGATTGCATTTAACTGTAATGAGTTTTCCTACGTCGTTTTTGTCTAAATAGTACTCATTGTTGATTTTGTAATACATTGTTTAAAGCTCCGTTATACCAGGAAGGTTCTTGGGTATACTTCCACTTTGCAAATCTAGACTTATCTTTAATGTAATAGTTTCTGTAAGAAGCCACAGGATCTAAGCCAACTTTATAATCATCATTCATACAAATAGCAAATCTTTCAAATCCTGTTCTTTTAATACCTTGAGGAACATTGTTTTTAAACCAGCTTAAATAACTTGCTGTTTTATGTATTTTATTATACCTTTTTGTATATTCTTTGCAGAGGTAAAATAGAAGTTCATAGTGCCAATTGTAGTTTTGAAGAGTCGAAGAAACCCATAATGTGCAAGGGTGTCTAGCATGAGTCATTGCATAAGGCGGATGCAAGCTAGAATCAGTATTTTCTAACAACCACACTTTAGCTTCTCTAACTCGTTTAAAGTCTTTTAAGTCTTTACCGTTTTTCCAGAGTAAATGAAGCCAATGTGCTGTTGATTTCATTTGAGCAGACTCAAGTATCATTTTAACTACATGCTTGTCACAGTGATACTCAGCTGCTAATTTTGGAGTCTCATCTAATATAAAGATATTCATATTTTACTGTACTTTAATATGTTAAAAGGCACAATATCAATACTACCTTTATCATCAACTAAGTAGATCATAAAAGCAAAGTTATTGTCTTTTTTAATTTTTGTGATTAAACCAACTTTTTCTTCTTCGTTAGAATAAAGAAAATTATATCTAATACAGTCACCTAATTTTAGATCCATAAGTTTGCCGCTCTCTAACCCAATGTGTTGTCCTTTTATCTAAGGTCTGTTCTTTTATAACTGCGTGCCCATTATAGTCTTTTGACTTTCCGTATACAACAAATCCAAAAGTTGCAGATCCTTCTTCGTTATCAAAAGTATAATAGTCTTTAATTGAAGCACCTTGTTGTTGATATGATTTATTTATCACAAATAATATCGCCTTTCTAAGAGTTTCTATGTTTTCATCTGTTAAGCTTTTAATCGTAGCATAAGGATTAATTTTAGAATACCATAAAGATTCAGCCTTAATATAATTACCAACACCAGAAATTACGTTTTGATTCATCAAGACACTACATATATCTTTATCACTTTTTTTTCTTAGTAAAGAAATAAATTGAGATGAACTAGGCGGACTAGATAACATATCTGGGCCTAAACTTTTTAACTTCTTATTAAGGTTTTCTTTAGTTTTGATTTGAAATGTACCAAAATTTCTAATGTCATTAAAATATAACGGATCATTTTCATAAAATTTAATTTCAATTCTTGAATGATACGTTTTATTTTTAGACCAACTACCTGTCATTCCCAAAGTATTAAAAACAATTATATCATCTAAATCAAACCATATAAACTTACCTTTGCAGTTAAAGCTTTTAATTTCTTTACCTTCTAGATTTTTTATGTTTGATATTGGCTTTTTAATATATCTACCGCTTAGTACCTCAACTGTCTTAATCTGGTAATATCTAAAATTTTGATTTAAGTTATCAATAAAAAGTTTAACTTCAGGTCCTTCTGGCAAAACGCTAGTCCTTTTCTTTAGGAATTACTCTATTAGTTTCAGGAACATCATCTTCTGTGTTTGCTGTATTTTTATTCTCGACACCTGCTTTAGGCAAGGTTTGATCATGAACATAGTTTGCCCATTTATTTTTTCCTAGTATGTTTAATATTTCCATTATTGGATGGCCAAACATATTATGAAAAAAGTAAGTCTTAAATATTTTTTTATATTTTAACATTTATTTTACCCTATTACACGTATAATGTCTTTATCTGTAAAGTATATCTTTAACTTATCATCAGTAATGCCACAATAACCGCCATTAGGAAATCTATCTGTTTGAAAGTGTGCAGGCATTGTTATATAATACTTATCTTCTGATTTTATATAAACCTGGAGCAAGTAAGACTTTTCAAAAATAAATCTTCTCTGTGTCTTGCTATTACAAAGCTGATTATAGCCTGCTTTCTTGTAATGCTTTGTATCTTTAAAGGACCAAAACTTTCCTGTATCTTTACTCGATTGCATCTGTGTAAGGTTCGTTAGGCAGCTCACTTGTACTTATAACTCTATCTAGATATTCTTCTAATTGACTAAAAGATGTGCAAACTTTTACTCCGCTTCTTGCTAACATAAGATTAAACTTAGCACCTTGTGGGAGGCCTGCACAAAAATAGACAATTGGCTTTTTAAATGCATGTGCATAACCAGCTTCCCAAATTGTTCCAATATCTTTGTCACGAGTATTAACAAGCAAAAAGTCTGATGTTTCAATGTGATGTAGATTGCCACTAAAAGTTTCATCTTGAACTTCTTTAGGTGCATTAGGTGGGCAAACAAAAATCCTTCTAGGCGAAGCAAGTTCAAAGTGATCAGATCTTGAATCAAAAATACTCTCTAAATTAGTCAGCTCTTCAGCTTGGATAGGATTAAACCAACCGCTAGCTAAATAAATCTTTTTCATTAAAATGTTCCTTTTGTAATTAAATTTTTATGTTTATAACTGTTTTATATTAAAATTCGTTGTTTAAGCTTTGCTTAATAATATCAATTGCCGACGTGTCTTCATTCCACATCGCAGTAAAAATCTTTTCTTCACCTGAAGCGTTTCCGTTAATTTCTTCTCTTCTGCCTTGATAAATGGCATCATTTTCATTAAATTCAAATAAATCATTTTTAGGTTCTGGATAATATAAATTAGTACCTTTTGAAGCAAACGTACCATCAGGTTGTTCCACTCTAAATGTACGAACATAATGCATGTCAGGTTTATTAAAGTTTAGACAAGTTGCAACTTCTGGAATTCTTTCCACAACAAGTCTTGCAATTCTAGTTGCCAAGATATTGTCGACTTCTGGCTGGATTTGTACGTCTTGACGTTGCTTAATAAAACCAATCAAGTCCTTTAGATTGAACCTTGCAATATAAAAGGTTTCCATACACTTAGGCAAAATAACTCTAGCGTCCATCATAGAAACCAACTTACTATCAGTCATATCTGAGTATAGCTTTTTTGCATCTTGTACAATCTTCAAGTATCTAAAGTAAAAATCGTCTTCGTTTTTTCTACAATTTTCAATTGACTCAGGTACTAAAGCTCTATCGTTCCTTAAATCTCTGTCACCTGTGCATTGTGCTGCAAAAGATCCAGCACGATGTCGAATCAAGTGAGTTACAGTTTGAGTGTCAATTCCGCTAATCTTAAAAGTAAAGCCAAGGCATTCCATAGGCGTAGGAAGAGCTCTAAAATTTAAAACATCTTGTAGGTTTACAGAAGCTTCTTCTGGTGTTGCATTTCCAAAATCAGTCTCTAAAGGTCTGTCTGCCCATGTAGCCTTAGTCATGTGCCATGCAATTTTCTGAGCTTGTTCTCTTGTAGGTGCATCAACAACTTCAATACTGAGTGATTCTAAGTTGTTAACAAAATGTGTAACTGGTTCTTGTCCAAACTTAAGATCCATAGGAAGATTAACGGGTTTTAAATTATTATTAATTGGCAAATTTTTCTCCTTTTATTCTATATTCATATTATAATATAGAATAATAAAATTTACACATAATAGAAATCTTAAAGATCTAAGAATTATGCATTAAATCTAAAAACTGTTTAAGCTTATCTACTTGACTTTGATTTTTAAAATTATCTACGATTGTGTTTATTATTATTTTTGTATCAATTGGTGTTGCAAGCAAATCAGTCTCTAGAACTAAAACAAAATAGGCAATCATAGGAACGACTAAAGCCATTTGACTTTCAGTAGCTGAAGCGTCTTGGAGGTCATCACTAAGTAAGTCATTCCTAAAAGCTTCAATAGCTTTAAAAATATTTGCCCAATTTGTAGGTCTTTTAGAGTACTCTTCTAAAATTTCTCCTGCTTGGATACTAGGTGTATCTTTGCTGATTTCTGTGCTTTGCGTTTCTAACGTTTCTTTTAATTTATAAAGCGATGAAAATACTTCTAATAGAGTTTTATTCTGCATATTAATCCTTTTTTGTATAGGTATAATTAATATCCAGACGTTAATCTTTCTCTAATAGTTTTATCTTTTTTAAT